TAAACACCTGCTAGACGTTGACACGAGATTCTCTAAGCTGGTGCGATCTGCTATCCGTGTATTGCGTCAAATCATAGATATGCTGCTAACCAAACACCAGACTTTGCACATCATCATGGCAGATGCTAACCATGATCCAGTATCACAGATATGGCTGCGTGAATGGTTCAGTGTATTGTATGAGAACGAACCGCGCATTACGGTAGATAAAAGTCCTAATCCATACAATGCGTATGAATTCGGTAATACGGCTCTATTCTTCCATCATGGGCATAAGCGCAATGTTTCTAACATATCCAGTGTGTTTGCTTCGCAGTTCCGTGAAATGTATGGGCGCACTAAATACGCTTATGCACATCTAGGGCATCTTCACCATATCGATGTTAAAGAGGACAACCTGATGATTGTTGAACAGCACAGGACACTGGCAGCCAATGATGCTTACGGTGCAAGAGGCGGTTACTTATCAGGCCGTGATGCAAAGGTGATTACTTACGATAAACGGTTCGGTGAAGTATCAAGGCTAACCATCAATTCAGATATGTTAAAGGACTAGACGAGGTGAACTAATGAGATACATTGTATATACATTCTATTTTCTTGTTGACACTGAAAATGGTATTCCAGTGAAGCCTACATTATGATTTGGCTATGGCTACTTAAAATTGGCGGTGTAATACGTAACGTTACACAGTTCATAATCGCTCACTGGCTTGAGTTTACCTTTCTGGCCTTATGCTTGCTTGTCCTATGGTACAGAAACGCCTACATCAGCGAGAAAACAGCGTTTACGGCACATCTTGAAGCAGATAAACAGGCGTATAACTTTCGGATTGTTGAAAATCGCATCAAAGAAACCGCACATGCAAAAGATGTAACTGAACTTAACGACCTGCACGTTAAAGAACTAGAGGCTATTAAAAATGATTATTCAAAACGCAACAAGAATGATGCTGGCACTATTGCTGATTTGCGTAAGCGGCTGCGCGACCAACTCGCCAGCGATACCTTTAGAGTGCCCACATCCCCAAGCGATACCGAAAGAGATACCGAAGTATGGCGAAGCAGTTACTCAACCATTGCTGGACAATATCAAACTCTGAAAGATGCGTGTACAATCACCACGTCAGATTTTAATGCGCTGCGTAAGTGGGGCGATTCAGTGTGTGAATTGGTTACTTGCAAGTGATATGTACACAAAACAGCAAAATATATACACATTAAAATAATATGTATATGAAATGCGATTTTGTAGACATATTTAATTGAATAGTGGGAAAATCGCAGGAAGTGCTCGTAATACCGCATGAATACTACAAACTTGGTGCCCAGAAGATAACACGAGCGTTTTCTACTAAATTCTGTAAAAATCCACACCTATATACATCAACTACTTAGCATCAAGTCAAAAATAAATTACACATAAAAACACCTTTCTACATATAATTCCATAAACAAAAGTGGGAATAATAGTGGGAATATGGCAACGTTTCGCAAGGTGTGTAATAGCTGGGAAGCTCAAGTCTATGTAACCATAGCAGGGGTTCGTAAGCGCAAGTCTAAAACATTCAAACTCAAGGCTAAAGCGGTTGAATGGGCTTATGCTATGGAATCAGGCAAGTTTGAACCAGATAAGCATCTATTCAGTGAAGCATTAGAAGAGTATGCGAAAGTCTGCAAGAATCGCTGGGAAGAAATACGCTTAATAAAGTTTGCACGGAAATTGGAATTTGCCAACAAGCCGATAGCATCTATCGTTCCAGCAGACATAGCCAAATGGAGAGATAACTCTAAACTGCAAGGCTCTAGCATCAGGCGCGAAATGGTATTGCTTAACGCTGTATTTGAGATTGCACGTAAAGAATGGCAATGGATAGACAAGAATCCGCTATCCGATGTTAAAAGACCATCAGATAACCCTCACAGGAAGCGTTTAATAAGCCCTGAAGAGTTTTCTATCATGGCTGATACATTGGGCTATGACGCGCAGGAAAAATGCGTCACGGATGATTCTCAAGTTGCCCTATGTATGTTTATTGCAGAGCAGACAGGTATGCGGTCAGGCGAGATAGTTTCACTTGAATGGAATCAGGTAGACTTGGCAGGGCGTAAGGTTCATCTTGATAATACAAAGAACGGTGACAGCCGTGATGTGCCATTGACGATGAAAGCGGTAGAGTTATTCAAGCAGCTAGATACTAAAGTAAAATGCTTTACTATCACCGATTCGCAGCGAGATTTCTTATTCCGTTCGGCACGTAAGGCGGCTGGCTTATCAGGCTTTGTGTTTCATGATACGCGCCATAATGCATGTACGTGGATGGCTAAGAAAGTTGACAACATTACCCTAGCTAAGATAATGGGTCATCGTAACCCTAAGTCATTGATGGTGTACTATAACCCTGATGCCAGTGATATTGCGCCTATGCTGGATTAGGTTCAAGTGAATATTCCAATGAATAGTTTTTAATAACTTCATTTACAATTTCAATTAAATCAGCAGAAAATGGCGGGTTATTGTCTGAATTATTCCATGCTGTTTGAGCAATCATTAACATTGCTTGATATACTCTTTCATTGATAATTTCAACAGCCATCATGCTGCCTCTTTCTGCGTTTCAAGCCATTCAAGTATTTGTGCTTTATCCCATTGACGCTTACCGCCTAATATCCTGTAAGCCGTAGGAAAGTCTGATTTGTGTATGAGCTTTTCAGCTACATAACGAGGCTTTAAGCCTAGTATCTTACTTACTTCTTTCGCCGGTATCAATTCCATTTATTTACCTTTCTCTTTACACCCATCGCACCCACTATCCACAATATCTTTCTGCTTAATATACTGGCAGCTTCTAGTGAGTTTATTAGTCCAGCTTACGTTACCCTTGCTGTGATAGATTAAATCATGCTGTAATCTATCAGGGGCTAGGGTAGAGTGGCATCCGTTCATGATGTACCTTTCAATACGCGTATTTTGTTTGATGCTTGGAAATAACCTTCATCGTACAAATGCTTCGCACATCTTTCAATCACTTCATCATCATGCGCTTGTAATGATTGTGCTGGTGTTGATGCTAGGGCTTTTTCCGCAGTTACTGGGAGTGCCAAATGTTGAATATGATTTCGTTTTGCATAAAATTCCAAAGCCTCACGCAATACATTGATGTGGGCTTTCAACTCCGCAATCTCACGCTCACTGTGTTGGGTGGCGGCTTGCCAGCCAGCTTCAAAGGCTTCTTTAACTTCTTTGCGAAACTGATAATACTTAGGATAAAGGTCATAACCGAAATGTTTTTCTTTATACCACTTCTCAAACTCGTTATTTTGGTGTGTCATTGTTTAGTCCTTCTCAATTAGTGCGCGGATTTCGCCGCAAATATCAAGTGCGGTTAGATATGAATCAACTTTTTTAAATCTACTCTCAAATGCAATATCAGCCGCTTTCTCCAACGCATCTTTCACGGTTTGGGGTTGTGGTGGGGCGGCTGAAAGCAATGAATGCACAAACTCAAGCAATTCATCATCTGTAAAAAAAGTCTTTCCGAAGTCATTAATTGTTCCGTATTGAGCCGAAAGTGCTAATATATCCTTGTCTGTCATTTTTCTTCCTTTGTATCAATTATGTGGTTTTTTTCATCCTTAATATTAAATGGGCTCTTTAAATTGAATAAATCCTGTAAAAAACACCATTGACGCACAAGATTAAAATCAACTACCCATTGTGGTACTACATTTTCAATTTCTACAATATCCAACCCATCATCACGCCAAGTTTTTAAATACTTTGGGTCTGCATAAAAATTAAATCCCCAAACGCTCTTTTTACCTTTAACTGCTATTGATAATAATTTTTTACTCATTTTCTATTCCTATTCACAAAAGCTAATTGCTTGTTGTATTACTTTTTTATATATAAGAGCAGCCCCTAAATCCTTATGCAAAAAGTATTTATTGTTTTTATCTACTAGATTTCTAATCTCTAATATAATTTCATCTGTTGGCTCAATCGGCAAAGCTACCCACCCATTAGGCAACGTAACTGTTTCAACGGCTGGGGCGTTGGTGATTTGCTTAAATACCCCAGATACTAACTCATTAAAATCTGGCTCAAGCCATTTTGATAAATCTTCCAACAACGCTTTCCTGCTTATTAAATCACTCATAATCTACTCCTTCATAAAGATTTAAGAAGAACTATCAAAGCAACAATGAAACCCACTGTAGTACAAATGATTTTTACAATCACAACTAATTCACTCATGGTTCAACTCCTTCAATTTAGCTTCAATTTGATTTGATAACCAGTTTACTGACTTTCCTGATTTAACCATTTCTCTAGATAGTTCAGACCTATCATCATCACTCAACCCTACCCACTGTTTGCTTATTGGTGATGTTGTCAGTATTTCGGGCTTGCCAGTTTCTAATACTCTAGTTATTGCTTCACTTAACTGTTTAATATGTTCGCTAGATTGTGGCTGTTTTGGCAGTGGCCCAAATGTTTTAGGTTCGCAATTGCATTTACAGAAACAACATTTCCCATGTTGGTAATATCCATCACCTGTGCTCATACAATCCCTTTTTCACTTTTAAGTTTAATAACTGCGTCTATATCGCTCCATAACACTTCTGCAGCTTTCCCTCTGTTATCAAATTTAACTTTGCAAATCCCATACTCATAACCTTCATCATCAATACAATCATGTGATTTTAAAAATCTTAAAGCGTCTGCCACTGGTTCACACTTCTCTAGTTCTGCTAGTGCGGATTTGCATAGGTCAAGAACTCGCCATACATCCTGTGAGTAATCATCACAATTACAACCTCGTCCAAACGCCTCAGCCAATTCGATTGATTCTTTTAACGCTTCTGCTGTACTCATAGTGTTAGTCCTCAAAATCTTTATTGTTTATCATGTTTATGGTATTGGCGTTGCGTTATGCCGTAATCACTGCTTATCAATCATTGTGTAAAGTTTTTCAATCTGCTTTTCAAACCAATCTATACGAGAGCTAGAAGTTGATTTTGCATACAACTCATAAATTGACGATAAACTTGATTTTAAAGCCTCAATTTTTGCCAACTTAATATCTACTTCATCATTCATCTTCCTACTCCCTATATCAAAAATCATTCTGGTTCATTCGTTTTTATGGTCTTAGGCTGCATTGATACGGATTCAAGTTCTTTAATAAGCTTTAAAATGTCATTGGCAGTTCTAGCTATATCTTTGTGCTCGTGAGCTTCATCATATATTCTTTGCAACATTGCCAAGGGGGGAAACTTAGTATCTATTTCAATCCCATCATCCATGTTGAAATTTCCAAAATAGTTATCCACTATCACCCATCCATACCAACGCTTAACCATTCTGTACATTCCTTCTCCACCAGAATCATTAAGACGCTTTAATTCGCGCATTGCGCTTTCATAACTAAACAGCATTCTTTTGTACCAATCTTCCACGCATATAAGCTTTCTGCGCCCACTTATCCCATTCATAGTGTTTCATCGAGCGCGGAACATTTCTGCTTGCTTCGCTTCTTCCGAGTGCTTCAAAATATCTTTTGCCAGCAAGTTTTTTCATATCGCCATTTCCTTTCGGCACGATGCCAATTCAATTCACTACACTAATTAACAAAATAATAGGTTTAACAAACATTCTTACGTGTTCTAAAAGTTACAATATCTGTCACTGTACTTACTCCACAGTTGAATTTATTAGCCAGATAACCATAGCCACGTACATAAGCTAAATGCAGCTTTCTTATCTCTCGTACCTGGTCATCTGTTAGCTTGCATAAGTGTTGGTTTCTCATATTTACCTTTCTTAAATATCTACTCCGAGGCACGCTCGCCATTACAAGTAAGAGAGGCGGTAAACCCAGTGGGCATTGTCGCGTGCTACGGGCTAGATACTCCCCACGAATCAAACGTGGCAATGTGGTCTTAGAATATCTAACTACCTTGCAAGGATTCTAAAAAGGGATATCACTATCAATATCACTAATATCTTGTACATTAGGCTTGCTGTCTTGGCGTTGCACTTTGCCACCATCAGCTTTTGAACCTAGCATCGTTACATCACTAATTCGCACCTCTAGGCTGTACTTTTCATTGCCTGACTTGTCTGTGTATGGTCTGTTAGTCAACTCTCCTGTAATGCCTATCTTTGTGCCTTTCAGGAGCATCGGCGCGAGTGTTTCTGCACGTTTACCCCATACATTACAGTTCAACCATGTAGTAATAGCTTTATCACCATATCCGCTAGTGAGTGCAAAGCTGAATTGCGCTACTGCATCACCGTTAGGCGTGTGTCTGATTTCAGCATCTTTGCCGATGTTACCTATTGCATTAAGTACGTTCATTTATGCGGCCTCTTTCATTTGATTAAGTTTTTCTGCTAACTGGTTATATTTAAAATCAAGCTCTTTCAAGAACTCAATTACTTCATTTTCTAGTGATTGGATATACACTTCATCACGCATGTAGCGAATCTGAAAGTATTGCAGTCCTTCTGGTGCTCTATTATCAAAGCTGACAAAATCACACCATTTAGCACCTGTGCATGCCATCTGCCATGCCATTTGTGGCTTGTATTTCTCTGGAACAACATCTTCAAGAATATAGTCAAAATGCGTAGCTGAATTAGGGCATTTAATCTCGACTAATCCATCATTCACAATGCCATCAGGGCTTGCGCCTGACATAGCAATTTTTGGATGGTTTACAAAATCAACTTCATCAACCATTACATTGTTTCTGATTGAATATTCATGCCGCGCAAATGGCTCTGTTTCTGTTCCATGCTGCATCGCCGCATTTGTAAAACCTTCGTCAATAACACCGAATCTTTCTCTAATTAAATCTGTCATGTAGTTTTTTCTACTGGTTGAATAGCCAGATTTAGTCTTTGCAATAATGTCTGCAATACGTGATGCAGTTACCTTGCCAGCGCGTAGCTGTTTCCATTCCTGTGAACCTTGGGGAATCATGCTAATTCAGCCTTTCTTTTGTCTTTAGCGATAATAATCATCTGTTTTGCGGTCATGTCTTTAGCCTTCAAAGCTGCTCCGATAGCATCGTTATATGACTGCTGCAATTCAGTGATTGATTGTGCTGTTTGAATGTCAGTAATCCAGTCATCAACATCAAAACTTTGATACCTGCTTTCATCATCTTCACCAGTTTCAATTTCAAATACTTTTAGAATCACCGCTTTTTTAGCGTAGCTAAGTGCTTTGCCTGGCGCTTTATCGCCTTGGTCATTTGCATGAGCTGATACGCTTGCAGTGAATTTATCCGCAGGGTCATCAATGTTCACAAATACAAACTCATAAACAGCTTCAACACGAATAATCGGAGTGCCCTTGCTTGTTTTATCACCAGTATCTACGGTAGTAGATGACACTAGATTTGGATAAACAACCACACCAAAATTTACTAGATGGTCACGTACAAGTGCAGTTACTTGGTCATGGCTAACAGCCTTATAGGTTTGTACTTGTTTATCTTTCTTGATGTAATCAATCTTTTCACGCACTGCATTAATGCGCTGAAACAAATTTAATTTTTCGTTACTCATATATCCTCCACATCGCTAGTAATGCCTGCTTACGGCTTAATCCATACTTTCTATACTTCCTGTAAATAAACGCCATCGTGTAGAAGTACAGCGCGAACAGTCCTAGAACGATTCCTGCAATTGCGTAAAATCCGTATTTCATAGCTCACTCACTAATATAAGAATTAATCCTGAACAGAACACAACAAGAACGAAAGCTATTGATTCAAGAATCTTGCGCTCTGCTGAAATATCGTGATTGGTTTCAAAGTGCTTCCAATCTTTATCAAAGTTATTCATAGATCACTCTCTATTCTTGATATGCGATTGCATTTAAGTGTTGCGGTAGTGCTTCCAAAATTTACACTGCAATAGCCAGTAGATTGAGCAGCAACTAAATCAGCGTATTGCTCGTTCATGTTGACTGCGTAAAGTGCAGCGAATAGCGCAATAACACCTAGTACAGCTTCAAGTACAATTTTCATTATTCAGCTCTCATTTCTGCGCGTTTTTGTACGCCATCAAGCAGCATCTGAAAGTAGGATTTAGCAAATGCTTCAAATGAGCCAGTTTCATATTTAAGTGCCAGTGTTGCAGCTCGTAGTGTTTCTTGCATTTCATCTGCATCAACACAATCTTCAT